CCATATCTTCAAAGGCAAAGCGGATCATGTCGGCCACCCTCTCCCCGGAAGCCTGGATCTGGGCAAAGTAACTTTCAACCTCCGCCGTGTTTTCGGCGATCATACCACTCATGTCGCCGAGGGTTTTCGTGTCCAAGCTTGATTCTCCCGATACCGAGGATGCCCCCAGTCCTGCGATTGATGTGGACGGAGTGTACGTCCCGCCATATTTTCCTTTAAACATCGCGGCCTCGGTCTGTTTCTTGATCAGTTCGTCAATTTTGTCGATCTGCAACTGTACACCGGCGACCCTGGCGGTTATATCTGAAATATCTTTGTTCTTTGCGGCGTAATCGGATTGTGCTTTTTGCAGTTCTGAAAGTTGCTCCGCTAATTTTTCATATTCCGTCAATACCTTCGGGGGAGTGGCAGACAACTGCTCGACCTTATCTCCCGCCTCTTTTGATAACTCCCTGACGGAATTTAAAAGGGTCTGCATGGAAACCATAAGCGGATCATCCGGTTTTATGGAATCTTTTGCCATGTCATAGAACCCTTTCTGAACGTCTTTGGTGCGCTCCTCGATGATCTTTAACGCCCGCTCATACGTTTTCGTTTGACTCTCAAAGGGGGAAAAGTACCGTTCCCAAAAAGAAAATTCTCCCCACGCCGACATGATCGTGAGCATCTTTTGTGTTTCCGACAACAACCCCTTCACCGCCTTGCTGGTGGCTAAAAAATTTTGCCACGTAATCACAAAGGCCCCAACCTGCTCGTTTAAATCATCGATGGCATTTTTCAACTGCGTCACCGCGCCACTCCCCGTTTTTGCGGCGGCCTCCGATTGTCCGAAGAATTTTTTCGTTAATGTGTCAATGGCTGATTCTGCACGCTCGGCGGAACCAGCCGCCCCCTCTATCGAAATTCCATAACGGGCGAGTGCGTTTGTCGATGACCCAATAGACTTCCCTACTAATGAGGCGGCCTGCGCCAAATCCATTTTCAGCACCGTGGCCATATCCTGCAAGGCGGGGAGCAGCCTCTTTATCTGCTCCTCATTTTTTATAAAAACGGCTAACTGTGCCGCCGCCTCTATTGTGGCCTCATCTCCGAAAAGAGTTTTTCCCTGCAACTCGCTTGCAAGTTTGCCAATTTCACGCGTCGCGTCTGCCCTTCCCTTTAGGGCATTCAGTAGCTTCGTTTCGGCCTGTTGTTGCTGGTTGGCGGCCTGAACTGCAACCTTCGCATATTGAAAAACAGCGGTCACGGAAAACGCGGCGATGGCGGCTTTTTGGATGTCGGAAAACATTGACTTTGATGTTTTCTGAAATCCTCCTAATTCACCCTTTGCCTGATTAAGTCCCTGTTTGAACTTAACCGCATCCGCCCAAAGGAGCCATTTTAGTTTTCTTTCCTTATCCGCCATTTCGCGAGAACCTTTTTAATATCTCTTCGTTGTGCCTCCTGATCTCTTCATCCGTCTGCGGCCTCTGCCTTTCGCCACCTTCATCATCCCACGGGAACCGCCACAACTCCGCCGCCTTTATCCGGTCTTTTTTCTTCAGTTGTATGTTCAGCAAATCAGCCGTCTGCATCCTCATCAACTCCGCCGTGAACCTCTGCTTGTTCTTTTCGTGTTCCGCCCAAGCATCTAAGGCCGCGTAAAAGTGGCCTATCCGCATTTTAAAGAACTCCGCCGGGGTAAGGTGAAGGTGGGCGATCCCCATCCCTAACATATCGTCAATCGTAGGGCTTACGACCTCACCGTTCCCGCCTCCTTTTTTTTTGCCTTCATACGGCTCGTCTTGTTGGCAATTTGCCCCTGATAAATCTCAAACACTACCGGAATATCAGCAACCTCCATCAACCCGCCGAACTGTTCTACCGTAAACGGAAACTCACCGCCGTCAATCCGGCAACCTTCAACAAGAGCGCAATGTACAAACCTTGTAATATCTTCAGGTTTCATCCCGGCGATACGGTCAATGTCGGCCAGTTCCTTTCCGGTTGTTTGCAAAAAATTGGTAATCGTGTTCCAGTTCCACTCAATCCGGTAATCCTTACCGTCTATTTCAACATAATCGGCTATCATGGTTCAATCAATTTTAGGAGTGAGTAACAACAGGGGTCCCCTGTACCTGTAATTCCACGGTCATGTCTGCGTAATTCTCTGAATCCGAGTTGATGGTGAAACTGACGAACTTTGCAACCCCCGTCACCTTTGCGTCGTTGGTTCCCGTTCCTCCGAACGTCAGCACGAAATTCATTCCAGTGTTGATAATGCAGGCACTCATCACGTCCGAAACATTCATCCACCCCGACGCAGTGCCTTTCATCACAAAGGCGTTGATCGAAAAACTCGCATCCACGCCAATGTTGTCGATCTGTTTCACCCCGTTATTGGATTTCATTATCGTTTCCTCATTCTTACCGGCGATGGTGAAACTATCCTGAGTGGTCCCGGCGATCTTTTTCCCGTCGAACGTCACCAAAACCTCATATCCCAATTCTTTCTGTAATGCCATTCTTATTGATTTTTAATGGTTAAACCGTGCCAATGTTCGGTGTACTCGTCACCTGAAGATCGACCGTACAATCCGAATAATTCTCCGAATCTGAATTAACCGTACAACTCATGAAGGTGCAGGTTCCCGTGACAAGGGGGTCGCCCGGTTCCGTGCCGAATGCTAACTCAAATGTCCCGGTCGTATTCTTACCCGCGTAATCCATCAGATTCTCGATGTTCATTTCTCCGGTCGCGGCCGCACCGTTATGCACAAAAGCAGACACGGAGAGAGAACCCTCAAAACCTGCATTGGTGTACTGCGTTTGTCCCGCGTTGCTTTTCTGGATCGATTCCTTCAACACCCCCCCACCTGAGAAGGTGTCGCTTGTCGTGCCAACAATGGTTTTATCATTCACCGTCAGCGCAATTACATAACCTTTTACCTTACTTAATGCCATTTTTATTCATTTTGCGTTATTGCCCTGTATGTTATGTCATTGACATATCTGTTTGTCGATACATCATACCTCTGTGTTTCGTTATCCTTCATCACGAAATCAAAGACCGTTGTGTTTCCCGTGGCCCCCTGCAAGGATTCAACCGCCGTTTTGATCAATCCCGATTTCGTCATACACTCATTCAACTGATCGCTGACAACGGAAATCCTGATCGTATATTCGTATCCCTCAACACCGGCCTTTGACCTCAATACCGTTTGGTCGGCCGAATAGACGGCGAAAGGAACCTCCGCGTCAATGTCGCCGATCTGCGGATAGGCGTTTATCACTGCGTTGATTTTTGTATGTAATGGTTCAAGGATCATACAACTTGCTTTTGTAAAAATCGGTTTGAATTACGGTCAAGGAATTTTTCAGCATCCGCCAATAAATGCGCCTCCGCGTATGCAATAACCTCGGCAAATCTGTTATCGTAGGCTTTCTGAATGAATTTTTTCGGATTGATCCCACCGCTCAAATGTTCCTTTCGGATGTTCACCGGTTTTTGAAAATAGTGGTTAGGGTCACGCCGGTAAAGGGTTCCGTAATTATGCCAATACAAAAGATAATAGGCATCCCATTCAATTTCCTTGCCTTTATGAGGTAACATGACAACCACCCGTTTTGTGTAAACACCCGTTTTCACTGCTGGGATTGATCGCATTACTTTCGTGGTGATCGCTTGTTTAAGGTCGCTCAATTTTACGGGGAGCGTGTTCTTGGCTTCCTGCTCCAATGGTTTCGCGGCTCGTTTCAATGTCTGTTTTAATGGCCTCATCGCTACCTTTGGCGGCAACCTTTCCAGGGTTTCAATTAATTCCTGAACACCTTCAGATTTCACGTTTATCCGTATGCCGCTTTCTATTGCCATTATTCGATTATTTTATCGGCTTTTATCCGCATGAACTTGCGGTTACCGTAATATTCCAAATCAAGGATCGCGTAATAATTCCCATCATAGAGAATCCGATAGGTCGTGTCGATTTCGGGGATGTAATGACCGGTGAACTGCCAGAATTGAGACCAGAAAATCTGCTCACCCCTCTGATCCTCATTCCCCTGGTAGCGTTCCACGGACATAAACGCCTTCTGATATTCAGAAAACGCCTCCGTCACCTGCCCGTACGTGTCCTTTGTTCGCGTCGGTTTGTAATAGGTGACGAACTCTGTGAAAGCCTTCTTTTTCTCCATCTGCCGTTCTTACAAAAACCCCCGCCCGCAATGGTGCAAGGCGGGGGAACCAATCAATCACTTAACCCTATGAAAAAACCTACTCTGCAATTCAATGAACACGATGATTCCGAAGCAACCACTCCGCCGCCGTCGGCATCTGCTTAACCGGATTACCCCCGGACTCGTAAAGGTGGCGAACCGTCAAAAGGATCGCCGTGCGCACATCAGGGGGGATACCCGCGGGTGTGGGATAACCAGCCACATAGCGAATCCTCACCGCATCCCCGCGCGTGGCCGTAACCGGCGCGCTGATCATCCCGTCGTACTCAACTCTCGCTGGATTACCTGCATTCAGCACCGTGTAATTCCCCGACGGCAGGGTGACCTCGCTCCCTGAAGAATCAAGGTACTTTACGGACACCACACCCGTCACGGGGGAGTAATCCAATTCCGTCGGCGCAAAATCAGAAACCCATTGCTCCAGAACTTCGCCCGGGCAACGGAAAACCTGACCCGTGAACTTCTCGGCAAATGATACCGCCGCTTCCAAAAAGGTCTGAATCGTGTAGTCCTTTTCTTCGTGGTACAATCCCAAATCCTCTTTCACCTCCTCTATGGTGAGGGGGAGTCCCGTTGCGGCAGTTATCGTTTTGCTGGTCGTCATTTGCGTTTACGCTGAACCGTAGTTTTGATTGTTTCCTGCTCCCGCACATATGCCTTTATTGGGGTGACAGGGCTGATCTCCTGCTCTGTGTCGGGGATCATAACCGCGTGACCGTGGGCAACAAGTTCTCCGCCCTGGGCGTCCGTGACCGTGGCTACCTCACCTCCGAAATAGGCGTAGCCGGGAATGGGATGTAAAATTTTAATTCTCATCGTTGGTTATATATGGGGGCAGGGCGAACCCCGCCCCCGTTATGATGATGCTAAAGGGATCAGGTGGTCAAGGCGTCTTTGATGGCGGCAAAACTCTGCGCATGACGCACGGCCACATCCCACCAGGAATTGATCCAGACCTTTACCTGGGCCTTACCGGCGGCGGTGAACGGGTCGACAACGATGTCAAGTCCTCCCCATTGCCCCACCAGCAGGTCATTGAAATTACCGAAGATCACGGCGGAAAGTCCTGTGGTGGTCTTGGTCAGGTCGCTCGGAACCTGGGTGGTCACATAGGCGGGGTAACCCATCAGGGTATTCCCATTCTCGGCCCAAACCATCCGCTGGTCGGTTCCGACGCTGGTGGCTTTGAGTTTTGCGCGAACCTTCGGGTTCGTCAGGAAAGCCAGCGCGCCCATGTCGGCGTTGTCCACGGCAACCTCCTTCTCCAAATCAATAATGTTCTGCCACGTCACGGCGGCCCCTGTGGTTCCGCATTCAACTGACCCGATTCCGGAAGTGTTAAGAATCCCTGTGGGGGTATTGGCTGCCCCCCCTTCGATGGCGGCGTCATCAACGGCCAGGGCGATGGCACGAACCATGTCACCCCTGATGATCTGCTCCACATCGTAGGTCGATTGGATAAGCAACTGTTTGCTCATGGCCTGATAGGCGGCCAGCCTCTTTGGCGACATTGTGACGGCATCGAAGGAGGCGCCGAAATCATCAGCATCGCCGTTTTCGGCTTCCCACGCGGCGGCACCTCCCGTAAGTCGCGGAATCGAAAGGTTTCCGGTCAATCCGGTCATAAGCCTTGCACCGGCCTGCACAATCACCAATTTGGCGCGCAGGGCGTCAATGAAATC